CTAAGAGGCGCTCCAAAGAACGCAAAACTCGCGTTCTCTCCCAGTCCGGCCTATAAAAAGCAGCCGGGTTGCAAGCATTACGGAAAGCTACGCTGCCACTACACTCATCGTGCTTGAAATACACGAAGGCAGAGAGGCGATAAATGCTACCGTAGTACTTGGGCCTGTGCAAGAGGTGAACTTCTTGCGTAGGTCGTTGTTCTCACAAACTCAGAGGCATAGTTCCATGGCAAATCGTCGCAATTACACAGCAACAATGGCCGGCTCTTGGGAGACGTATTCACGTTCCACTGGAACGTGGCAACATTTCACACTAGCTGGTGCCAGGAAGGCTGCTCGTACTCAAAACGATGTTCGGCGGGCTAAACCCGTCGGCCGGTATATAAAACCTACCAACTATGTTATGAGTGAGTGGAGTGAAGAATGGGCCACCGGTGTATATACGATCCGCGATTCATCGGGGATCTTCTCTCAACAGTCAGGGAACTTGGGTACAGCTTCAAGTCCTCAGACTCAGAGAGATACGTATGGCGGTGGGCTTACTGAAAACTTCGACAATGCTCTGTCTAATAGGGCGCTCCAGAAGGCCAGAAACAATTTGAAAGCCCAAAAGATCAACTTGGGCCAGGCCTTTGCGGAGCGTAGACAGGTATCGTCTCAGATGCTTGAAACTGCTAAGACCCTTGCGTGTGCTGGCATTGCCTTAAGGCACGGTCAGGTTGCGCAAGCCGCTCGTTGTCTCAGCACTAACCCAGGTAAAGTTGGGCTATTGAAGGGATTGGCGAATCAGTGGTTAGGGTTGAAGTATGGATGGCAACCTTTGCTGTCTGACATTCATGGCGCTGTGCTTGCTTTGGAAAACAAGCGTAGCGAGGAATGGATGGTAACAGTGAAAGGCAAGGCGCAGTCGATTCAGACTGACTTCCGATCCTACGGGAATACAGGTAGTATTAACGCCTGTTTCTCCGATCATAGGGTCTTTAAAGGATGTTACGTTCGGATCGATGCCGTCCCTGCCAGTTCTGCTTTAGCTAAAGCTGCAGAGTTAGGCTTGACGAATCCTGCCGCACTCGCCTGGGAATTACTTCCCTTCTCATTCGTCGCAGACTGGTTCGTACCGATCGGGGATTACCTCGAACAGTTCGACAGCTGTGCAGGATGGGATATACGCGGGTTTTCCCAATCAGACCTTGTTAGGGCTGAATGGAAGTGGCAGGGCCGCAGTACGAAGAGCGGATCGACTACCTATGATCCAAATTGGAAAAGTAGGCGTCGATTTGTGGCTTTGAATCGTAATGCGGGTGTAACGGTACCATTTCCGGTCCTCCCTTGGATCAAGGATCCGTTCACGGCAAGCAATGTAAAGAATGCGCTAGCACTCCTCGTGCAAGCGTTCCACTAACCGTTTCTCTAACTAGAGGTACAGGCAATGCCTGCAATCGCTGCCCTGACCGTCGCTGACGGTCAAGCGACACCGGCTAATCACACTTTCGGCATTATTACCGCCGACGGGAAGTCTGGCAAGTTCGCGGACAAGTCGTCCGGGATCCCTGCCGCCTATATCCGTATTACGGATGAGGCCCGAGAACCGGCCAATGCCAGTGGGGCGTATCGTCGACTTGTGTCGATTTCGCTCCCCACGACTGCAGTGGTCGATGGTGTGACTAAGGTGGTGCGTACGAGTTCCGCGCAGTTGGTATGGAACTTCGCCCAAGACTCCACGGATCAGGAGCGGAAGGATTTGGTGGCTTACGCCCTCAATTTCTCCGGCAACGCGACCGTGAAGGCGTCGATCTGGGGCCTTGATCCCTGGTACTAAACAGGGAGTGAGGTCATGGATCGGCGTCCTTTGCCGAGTGTTGCGACGCAACTGAGCAGTGTCCCTCTGGGAACTGCAGCTATGAGGATTTTCCTATGGCTTATCTCCGTGGTAGCAGCCTACGGGCTGCTTTCGTTGATTGTGCTCCGCCCCTCGCTCGTTTACACGAGCGCATCTGTCGTGCCCTCGGCGCCCTCGAAAGAGGGTCGTTCGGTGAGCCCGGCGGGGGTTGTTTGTCTCCCGTTACAGGAATCAGCGGATGTCCCGTGATTCCGTGCATGTCCGCAGGGCCTGTCGGCCCTGTGTTTACGTACGGAACTTTATCCGATCACTTCAAAGACGGAAACGTCGATGAGGTAGCGGAGTTCGGGTGTCGCTACTTTCTGAGTGAATGGTTGTCGAAACTGGACGACGGTAAACCGTCGCCTGGCAAGACAGCCACAACGTGGGAGCGATTCAACCAAGCGGAGGAGTCCTGTAGGACCGCAAATACTGTGATTCGCAGTTGGGCTAAAAGCCCTTTCGTGCAAGAAATTCTTCTTGCTCGACGTATCTGCGACACGATACTCGGTCCGTTTCATTGGGACTTAGCAGCGAAAGGTTTTGGGTGGGGGCCTGGTGCCACCACGCGGATCCCCCGACGTAAGTCGGACGCAGCTCATAAATACTGCGGTACACCGCAGACAACGATCGGTAATGCGATCCTGGCCGATGCCGTTTTAAGAATGAATCCTCTCTGGTCACGGGAAATTCCCGAACTGGATGAGGATCAAGGCGTCGGAAGATGTCAAATTGTTCCAGGTAATCGCATCGTCACTGTTCCGAAGAACTACAAGACGGATCGCACCATAGCCATCGAACCAGATATGAACATCTATGTTCAGAAGGGGATTGGTGGCTACATGCGTAGCAGGCTGCAGCGAGCGGGGGTTGATCTAAATGATCAGACCCGTAATCAGCGAGGGGCTTTAATAGGCTCTTTGTCTGGTCTCCTTGCAACTGTAGATATGAGTATGGCCTCCGACACGATTTCTCGTGCCGTGGTCGACTTGTTGATCCGTCCCGATTGGGCCGACGCTTTAGGGCAAAGTCGCAGCCCGTTCGGAGTCCTTCCTTCTGGCGAGAAAATATTTTACCAGAAGTTCAGCTCAATGGGGAATGGGTACACGTTCGAATTAGAGACCTTGATTTTCTATAGTCTCTGTTTGGCGGTTACACATCTCCATGGGTTGGAGGTACATCAAGTTTCGGTCTACGGGGATGATGTCATAGTCCCTTCGGCCGTAATCGACAGGCTGTATGGCCTCTTGTCTTTCTTGGGGTTCACCCCCAATGAGAAGAAAAGCTATTCAACTGGCGGTTTCCGGGAGAGTTGTGGTAAACACTACTTCCGGGGCTTTGATGTAACGCCGTTCTACGTTAAAAGGCCTCCTAAGAGTCTGTTAGACCTGTTCAAGGTCCACAATCAGATTTTCCGCTTTGAAAAGCGCGGAGAAGCCTGGTTGGGGCCCCATCGGGTTCAGCAGCTCCAAGAGGTGCGACGCTGGTTGCGTTCTTATGCACCAGCTAGCTGGCGTAGACCTACGCTTTTGGATGGGATTGGTGATGG